GAAAGAATACGAAGGCCTAGAAACTTCGCCGTCCACCGCTTGTAACTGACCATCGCCGTCAATTGTGAATCTAAGCGTACTATCAGAACTACCGTTCCATATCTCGAACAGTGGGTCTGTAGCGGCCTGTGCGCTCGAAAACCCTAGAACATGTTCTGCATCAGTAGGCTTGATAGCCTTAATGCCATAAGCTGAACTCATTTTCTACCAGTCCTTACGAAGAACCAATCTGATTGTGCGCTCTGCGCCTTGGGTGACTGCTGAGCCGCTTGTACCACTTCGTACCTTCAGCCAGCGTGCAGATCCCAGAGCTTCCCTATCTGTTCCGGTAAGAGCGATATAGCGATCAACTGCCGCCGCTACCGTCGTTTCGTTACCGCCGTCGTCATAGATATTGCCGTATGTGCCACCGCTGGCTTCAGCCGCTTGGAACGTAAGGCTGGCTGTAGTCCATGCCGCAGGCATGATAATCGCCTCTAGCGTCCATGAGTCGAGACTGATCTCGCTGGACAGCGAAGCCGAGTTCTCGATGGTCGTAGTAATTGTTGTAAAAGCTTTCATTTTGTGTCCTCAGGAAAACCAGTGATCGCCGACCATATCGCTCGGCGTAGCCATTTTAGGTTGCAGACTGCGCCGTGCGCGGCGATACGCTGCCTGTTTTCGGCGGTCTAGGTTGCGCTGCAGCTTCATTTCCATCTCTTGTCCGCCAGCCAGCCAGTCGTTCTCCATTGTATGTACTGCTGCATACGCGACGATCAACTGCCGGTCGGACTCTGGAAAGTCTACTGTTGTAGAGTCGGCGAGATCCGGCAGGCGGTATAAGTAGTCCATGACAACGTCGGACGGTGGCGAGGCTCCCCGTGCCAGATACAGGCGTTCGTTACGCAGATAGTATCCGTTACCACGGTACTTCCACCGGCCTGAGGCTGGGATTTCGATACCCCAGCGGGTTCCGTTCGATTTTCTGAGTGCAGACCACTTGCGGTCGCCGTAGAGACGCCAGAACCGCTTGTCGTCCCCTGCTGTATCTGTTGCTGGCAAGGCGACGTACCTGTCTGGCTCACTGCCTGTAAATGACAGTGCAGCAGACGTAGTGAGCCAGTAGTCACTGAGCCCAGAGTCAACGAGATATTGCTGTGCGTCGTCGACCCCTTCCTGTAAGGCCATGTATATGCCATCCAGACTCGTGGCGTCATGTTCGAGCATGGCGTCGTCGAGGTCGTCAGTGTTGACGAGCCGGTACAGTGCACGTTTAAGCGAGTTCCTGTCGGTTAATCTTGCTGCCACCTAGTAAGCTGCCTCCTCTGCTGGAACTTCGACGTGCAGTACGGCTTCTGCTATTTGAGCGTCTTCCTTACTACCTCTGTGTGAAGTCCCGTTGGACAACAGCCAGTGGCCGCCACCCTTGTGTTGCGGGTACGGGATCGCCTCTTCAGGCTTGCCCTTTGCTTCCTCTATGACCTTCGCCAGAACGTCCTCGGCGTTCACACCGCTTTCGGCTGCCAGCTCTGCGAGCCTGTCGCTGAAGTCGGTGGCTTTCTTTTTCTTTGCATCACGGGTGCGGCTTTCGGCCGTACCTTCGAAGTGCTCGTCCATGCGGACGTGTCCTCTCGGCGAACGGTCCAGAACAAACTTGACCGTACGGTAGACGGGTGTTGAGACCATGACCGGATACAGCTTTTCGCCGGTAGTGGGGTGCTTACGCCACTGGGGCTTTCCGTCCGGGTCTAGGACCTGTTTCTTGTTTGCTGTGGTGGCTTCAATGTCGAACTTCTCCATCTCGTAAATAGTTCGTCCGTCGGTATGCACGCCAATAGGATGAGACTCCCGTGGCGGGATGAGTTCTGGACGAAGTTTAGTAATACCACCAGTTGTAATTTGTCGTGCCATTATTTGGCTCCTTGAAGATCAATCCCTACTGGGACTTGAGGTATGTCGAGGAACTTGCTGCGATCATCCAACGCTCTGTAGCGTGCGGCATCGCGCAGTTCTTGCCGTGTGCGTTCGCGGTGATTTCTGTGGCGATCTAAGACGGCCTTGGCGGCTTGTTCCGACGAGGTGAACTCACCCCTGCCAGATAGAAGCGACCCTTTTTCTAAAATCTCCTGCAACCCACTTGTCCCCAAGTCGTCCAGTTCTATGCGAACAAAAGCAGGCTTGTACCTGTTTTTGTTGTCTCTAGGCAACTGGTCCAGCTTCGGGTGTGTCGGCTCCCTTTCAGGGTCGACAAACTCGTGGAGCAGTACAGTTTCAAAGTGCGTCCCCTCGTCGGGGTGGCGCAGCCGGGGATCTCCCGGCTTCAGGGTGAACCGCACCTGCCAGCAATTGACAGGCGCGGCTACCCACACGATGTCGCCATGACCACCATACTGTCTCGCAAACAGCTCTGCTGCATCACGAAACTCATACGGTGCCACGCGACTCTGATCGTGGCGGCGTACTCTAACGTCCATTAGCTGGCCGAAGGTGCGCCAGTTGCCGCATAGACGACGCGCTTGGTTAGCCCAACGGTAGACTCATAATTCGCGTCTGTGACACCACCGTCAGCGTCGAGCTTTTCCATCAACGTCTCAAACTTCGCGGCCAGCGCGTTGTACTGCGCCGTCAGTTCTGTAAGCGCACAGCCGGGGGTGCCCATGTTCGCGGCACTGGCCTGCACTGTCACGTCTGATAAAGCCATTGCTTTAGTCACTCATTGTAACCGATGGGGTGGGAGCACGAAGGCCCCCACCCACACCGTAGTTCTAACTACAAGCCACTGCGGCTTAGTAGTTTGGCGTCGGATCAAAGTCCGTTGCCGTGACGTTCGACAAGCTGATGCCTGTCAACGCACCATGACGATTACGTCGCGGAGAGAAGGAATTGCAATAATCCCTCACGTAAAACTCCTTGCCGTCAAAGTCTGAGATACGCTCATACATGGAGCCGTCTTCATCGAAGTACCCGGCCTCGACTAGCGAGATCGTGTAGAGGTCTTCGTTGCAGACGTTGTAGAGCACGTTTTGTAACTGATATTCGTCCTCTGCAATGTCCCATCCAGCAATACGGATCGTCTGATACCCACCTTCAAGGGTCTTGCCCAACTGCTGCTGCTGTTGGAATCCGACGAGCGACCGTGCAAGCTCTGCCACAATCGCCGGATGGGCGATCATGGTATGGCTAGACGGAGATACTGGGAATGTTGATTTCGCAGCATGCTTGCGCACCCATTCCGTCACTTCGATGTGATCGAAAGTGCTCGACGCTGTCCGGTAAGGCTTCCACCTTGGATAGGTCGACTGGGAAATGTTGAACACAGTTGTGCTGGCTGCGGCTGGATCAACAATGTCGATCATGCCGTTTTTAGCATTATTGCGCTCAGTAGCGAAATAGTCTGTAGAAATGTTCGGCGTCGTTGCCGCAACGATGATGTCGTTAACGTCAAGACTGGAACCGGGTTCCCACGTAGCACCATCGTCAATCGTGATCGTGTTCGTGGAATAAGCAAGGCTCGACACCTTGGCTGCACCTGCAACAGCATTAGCTGATCCAGAGTTAAGCCACGCAATCACCATACCCTCTTCCATCATCAGAAGCGGGTTGCAGGACGCATGCCCGTAACCATCCTTGGCTACAAATGCGGTCCCGCTGGTGCGAGATGATACGAGGCACAGTGTACCCGCTGAAGATCCCACAGCGTGGCGAATCTCCATCATGCGGAAGGCACCCCATAGCTGGTCAAAAACCCGTGTGCCGAAATCGGCAAACGAACCGGGTCCTTTGATAGCTGCGGCCTCTACAAAGTTGTCGACGGCACGTCTGACGTACCTACGCACTGGCGTTGTCTGCCAATTGGCAGCATCGACATGTGAATGATCTGGCAGTTCACCATCGGTACCAAGGGCACCGTGGGGACGCAATAGATCAGTTGCGCCGTTCAAACTCTCACCATCATACCGATAGTCGCCCTCGCTGGCAGCTCCAAAGAGCTGTGCGGTGACGCTCTCCCACCTTACGGCAGGAAGCACATCGCCCACAAAAATCTCGTGGACGAGCCCCGTGATGTTAGAGAGAGCCTGAACATTGGTTTTTTGGCTTCCATAAGCCATAGTTCAAGTTCTCCTTCGCGCTATGTCGAAGACTGCTGTAATCGCTGTCTTATCGACGCACGCAAGTCTCGTTGTCTGGTTCCGTGATTTCGACGCGCTTCCTCGTTAGGAGGTCCTGCGTTAACCACTGTTCCTTGTGAACGCATAGCCGGTGGTGATGGAGGCTTTGTGCTATGCCGGTGTGCTGCATCCTGCATGCGGTCAGTTTCCTCCAAGGCCAACTTCTTGCGCTCTGCTGCAACAGCTTCTTTCGCACTGTTGTCTGCAACCTTCTGATTGTTCTTAGACTGAAAATCAGAAAGCTGCGTCTGTACACGAGGGTCTTTCACATAATTAGTGTCAACCCAGTCGAAAAACTCCTTCGAAGTCGGCATCCGCTCCTGCTGGCCTACCGAACTCAAATTCGAATTTCTCGCGTCCACATAGTCCCCGTACTGCGCCACAGCAATCCGCATACGCTCAGTCAGCTCTCCTGACTGCGCCCATACGGGATACTGCTGTGCAGCACCAGTGGTGACATCTGTAAGAAATCTCCTGCCTATCTGTTCACGCTCGACAGTGGCTTGCACCTCTGTCTCCTTCGAGTGCACTGCTTGACTCTGCAGCGCTTCGAAGGCCGCCTTCACAGTTTCGGCCTGTTCAGGATATGTGTTTTCTACATCCTTCAGCAGAGCTTGTATCTCTGGAGAAGAATCAACTCGCGAAAGTTCGCCACTTTGCAGCAACTCCATACGGGCCCTCTGCATTGCAAGCTCTGATTCTGCGGCCTGTTGGGCGGCACGAGCATGCTCAACCTCCTGTCTACGCACCGAGGCGTTAGCCATGGTACGCATTGCACGCTCAAGGTGGGCAGGAACGTCTGTTAGTTCCTTTATACCCTGATCGTACAAGGGGTGGCTTGGGTCCAATGGAATAGTGACAACACTAGGACTTTCATCCTGAGCGTCCTCACTTGGACCAGACTCCGCGACCTCGACGGCGGCTGAGTCTGCTTCTGTTGTTGCGGCCTCTTCGACAGCAACGGGTTCTTCAGAAGCGGCTTGGGAAGCGGCTTCCTGTGAAATATATCGACCATCGGCTCCTCGTGGTACTTCTACCCCACGATTAACCAATCTGTCGCGCATCGCATTGACCCTATCGCGGCGCGACATGTTGCGGTTTATCTCCTGCGGTGCAGGGGATTCTACTGTTTCTACCGGCGCGGGAGCTTCTGTTGTCGCAGCGACCTCTGGGGCGGCTGCGGTTTCTACATCACTCACGAGGACTCCTTAGGCTGTGCGTTGAGTAAAAGCACTGTCCGCCTGTGTCATCGACGCTGCGTTCACCGTTCCGGCTTGCGCGGGATTGAATGCCTGCTGTGTCGATGGCGTAAAGGCGGAAGATTGCGCTTGTGGTGCCTGCTGCTGTTCCTCCTCTGGAGGTGCAGCGGACATCTGCTTGTTTGCCAGCCACATCCAGAACTGCTGCTGTCTGAGGATAGCGGTGTGCCTTACTAGTGGATCTTCCGTTTCGTCCTGTGTTACGGTGGAAAGAATGGTGATATGGTGCTCTAAATCATCATCCATGAGCAACGGGTGCATCTGGTCCACTTCGGCGGTAAGCATCTGAGCAAACTGCATCACAGTTGGATCTGTCATTGTAAATGGCAGTTCCGGGTACATCTCCCTCAGTATGGATGCGGCCTTTCTGATGCTGGCGTTTATTACTCTAGGCCTGCGTTCCCTCACGTCCTGCGGGTCGTCGACCTCGCGGAAAAGTGACGGATCAGGCCATAGTTTCTTTAGATCCCGTGCAGTTATCACCTGCTCGCCCATTTGGTCCGTCATGGCGAACAAGTTCAACAACTGCTGTGCCTTAGCTTCCGTACTGGTACCAAAGCCGGACACGAGTGTGAATTGAGGCGGCTCTTTACTGAGCATAGTACGGTCGATGTACGGCTCTATGAGGTGCGCGATCTCGTCTCCCACAACATCCAGAACCACCGGAATGTCGCCGAAGGCCTTAAATAGCTTCCAATTAAGCTGTGCATAAGACTGCAGCTCATCCCTAGCCTGCAGTACCATGGGACCAAAGATGCTGTCATCAGCCGTCTGTAGTGCAATAATAGCCTTGCCAGACTCCCCTGCACCTGCTTCACCACGAGATGAAGCCTGCCAGCCCCCTTTGCGATACATACCATCCAGCACACGGGCGATTTTGCTCTGCAGCAATGTTACGTGCCTGCCCGGATACTCCAGATAACTTAGTTCAACCGAGCCACCAGCAAGCGGCTCCACTTCAAGCACGGTGTCGCCTTTGTAATTGATAGTCTCGACATTTACGCGCCCTGTACTTGCAAGGGGCGGCTTGGATGCTCGGCGCAGATACTCGTTGACTAGCGACTCCAGTTGGTTCAACTGAATCTGGTCGTCATCAAGATCTGCTATAAATGGCTTACCTAGTGGATCATCGCCCCTTTGTTGGCTGTATACCATAACAGAAGAGAATGCTCCGGCGGGTAATGGTCCCTCCCACAGCAGTACAGGTGTTCCTATGCCCCCACGAGCCTCGTCTCTCGAAGTGCCCGCAAGGCCCTGCAGGGCGATAATGGAAAGCCTGCCCTCAGGATAGTTGACATCTACTCCCGGTAGGATTTCATCATATATAAGGCCAATAAGTTCGTCGTGTCCCCACCCCAAAGATAAAAGGCTTGATCCGTGTACCATGCCTGCAGCCTGCGTCCAGCGCTGACCGACACGCTGAAAAGTGGTAGCACTCGGTAAACGGTCGTTGCCTTCCAGATCCGGCATGCCGAAAGCCTGCCGCACCATCTCTGCAGGTAATACGCGCCCATAGGACTGCCTGTGGATACTCCCTCGACGTGCACCGGAGTCCAGTACGTGGTCGAACGGGTTGCCCACCCAGCTATCAATGCCTCCGGGCTGGGGTCCCTGCATGGGGTCTCCACCCGGTCCTTTGGCTAAAACAGCCTCATACGGGTCCCCATTGCGGTCATCCCTCCATGCAGCGTGTATTGGGCAAAAACCAGAACATGCAGCCATGTACTTGGCCTCAGTCCACAGCGTATTCCACTTCTGCGCCCTCACCTGATGGTTGATTAAGGCCTGATCGACAATAGCGCTTTCACGGCTTTTGCGGTCCTGACGGGTCTCCACTACAAACCTGTAAGGCTGTGTAGTGAGGTGCGAGACATAGTTGTCGACAATCGGGCGAAGCTGGTTGTTTTGCACCCTCGGTGCGCCTGAAAGGCTGGTGGGTATCTTCAACCTCTGTCCGTAATAGAGGTCATACCACTGAGATCCGCCCTCACCGTCGACGTGCAGCAGGTATTTTTCTGCTGTGAGGTCTCGATGACGACGGGATCTTAGGCCTTTCTGGTGGAAATCACGCACCTCCACAGCAATGCTGTCGGACGAGACTTGCCCTAAAGCATCTGCTTCACTGCGTTCTGGACCCGGAAGACCGGGTGCCATAAATGGACCGTTAACAGGATTTGCCATACATAGCCATTCTATCTGCAACGCGCCAGTTAGACAATCGGCACACCATCCTCTTCCATATCGTGCTTCAAAATATCAACAATTTCAGCCCAGCTAGTGCCAGTTCTCCGGGCGCGACGTACATCTTCCTCTACATTTGCCTGCATTATTTCCGAATCAAAGCCTCTGATGTACCGAAACACCTCAGGTGGCAGGTCCTCGTCCAGATCACGCTTCCGCACATGGGTCTCAGGCATACCTGATTCCTTGCGACGTATCCTTGTTACAGAGTCCAAAAGCTCGTCGTTCTGTTTCCTGAGCCGGTCTCGCTCGCTTACAACAAGATCAAATGCAGCACGACTGACCCACCACACTCAGTTCACCGCCGGGTCTTTTTTCTGGGCGCCGATGTTGCGTTCCAGATCATCTGCCAGCAGTTCCATCATCGCTACCGTAGCAAGTGGCGACGGAATTACCTGCAGCTCGACACAGTCGGGACCATCGTACTTGGCTTCCAGTCTGCATGGTATGCCCAACTGTGACAGACGGGCGACTACCGCCCTAGCTCTGGCGTGCCAGTTTTCAAGTTGAGCCGGTGTCATCATTCTCAATCTCATCTCCTTTGGGTGTTTTTTTCCACCAAGTGACGAAGGTGCTCCACCACCGCTCCCAGAACCACAATTGAGAGCGAGCTACCATGTACTCCAGCTCGTCCAGACGCTGTGCCATAGGCAGCAGGTTCCTTTCTATGTACAAACCCAGTATCTGCGTTACATCGAACCGCGTAGCCAACTTGCCGCCGTACTGCGCTCGTTGTGCATCATCCTTCTTCTTTACGCGCTGCATGCGCCTGCGCTCTGCACGGCTCATATTCTCCGTGAACTCCTCCTGCACTTCGTCGGACTTGTTCAGCAGCAGGCTCATTTCACGCTCCGTCAACTCAGTCATTGTTTTCCATTTCCTCTTTGACCTGTTCCGATATGCGCTCAAGACCGTAATCCACGTTCTTTCGGCGCAACCTAGCTGGTTTCTCGAACTCTGGGGCCCTGAATTGCGACATCACGGCGTAACGCAGTGCAGCAATACAATCGGCTCCGTCTGCAGAAGCATCGTCAGGGTCCTGTACCTGAGGGCTACCGTCCTTTGGTTTCGGGTAGCGCCACTGCAGTATCTCGTACAAAAGCCGCGAACCCACCTGTGGCCGTCCCTCTGATGCAGCGCTCTGACCAAGACGCCATGCTGTACGGGCACACAGGTTGCGGTCCAGCATCAATGCTCCACGGTGGAACAATCGGTTCACCAGCGTAACAGATGCCTGCCGTGCCTTATGCTCGGCACGCACGGGGCGAACCCTGTACGGTGACTGCAGGCGGGCAAGCTCCCGGTTCAGCTCCACTATGTCCGTTGGATTGGCTGCATCTCCCCATATACGGGTCTCTTTCGGTGCCTGCCATGTATCCAGATGCCTGTGCAGCTTCTTGGCACGCACGGTCAGATCCTCCTTCTGGCTGAAAATCTCCCCTATTATATGTGCACGGCCTGCACGGTCGATTGCCATGTGGACGAAGGCAAATCTCCAGTACCCGAAGTCCACGCCACACACATGCCTCCACTTCTGTTCCTTGACGGTCTGTCGCATTTCAGGCGTCCAGACCTCCAAATGCTTATTCGGCTTATAGAGGAGTGCAATTCCTGTGGGTGTAGCGAACCTGCCATGCAGTCTAGCCTCCGCCTGAGCGGGGTCCGACTCGAACTCCTTCGTAATCGCCTCGACCATCTCTCCTGTGATGGATGGATTATCGGCTACACCGGCATGCGAACAGAAGTGACCCTGCATCAAACCCCTAGTATAGGGCTCGTATATGCGGTGATACATCCATGTAAGGCCCAACAGGGGCGTTGCAGTAGTGATTACCTGCCCCCCGAAACGCAAAAGACGCGGCTGTACCTCGTCCCAGACGCTCTCAGGGTGCTCTTCGTCCATCCAGACCTTGTGAATACGGGCAGACTGGTACTTTGCAGCACCCTGTTCCGCCGATTTACCGACTATACGACTGATTCTGCCGTTGTCACCACGAACCTGTATCACTCGTTTAGTGCTGCGCACCCTTGGTTCAGGTGCATCGACGATGCGATCAGGCGGTATCCACGTCAAAAGCTCCGGCAGGAGTATGTTTTCCCACAAATCCCACGTCAAAGCACTGGCCCACAGCAAAACAGGGGGCTCCCAGCGCTGATTTGGGTGCCTACCAAGGGCAGTCAGGGCTATATCTATGGCTCCAAGCGTCGTTTTGCCGCTCTGATTGGCCCAGAATAGCCATTTGAAGCGCGAATCGTCCTTCAAAGCCTCCAATTGACGGTCGTGCAGCTTCCCCGGCACCACCAAATCGGTCTTACTGGCCTCATATTCCCATGGTTCCTCTGTTTCATCGTCCATGAGTATGCGCAACGGGTCGAGTTCACCGCCCATAAGCACCTCTGATGCCACCCGCTCCAGTTCACGAAGGTGCAGTACGCTCTCAAGGTCGCCCTCTCCGAACCAATCTTCCATCAGTATTGCGGGGGCTGGTTGTTTTTAGGTGGCTTCTGGAGATTCCCCATCACCTTCGACGCTATAATGTCGTCGACCTTGCCTGCTACGATCTTCCATCTGGCCCCATTGGCCGGATCACGGTCGTGCCTACTGTTCGACAGCGCCTGCGTCTTCAGTTGTCCCAGTTGTCTCGCGTACTCCTTCGCTTCCATGCACGTCCTCCCAGAATCTCAATAGAAAACCCGGCGTCCTATCCCCCCACCACGCACCAAGCTGGTTGTACTCGTAGTATTCAACGGCGTCTTCGTACGTGCCGCCGTCGCTGTCCTTCATAATCTTCTCTATAACCTTGTCTCTGTCGTACAGGACAATTGGTTCCATGCCAAAGCGCTCCAAGAGGCCAATGGCACAGTCGTCGTAACCTGTCATCAGTACAGCTTCTTCCACCCCCGCCTCCAGTACCTTGTCTTCTAGCGTCATACGCGCTCCAGCATTGGATTGCTGTCCATTTGGGTCGCTACCTTGGGGTCATCAGCATGAAATGTCAGGCCACAGGAAATAAGTGCCTGCAGCACATGCTTTACTTCTTCCAGTGTCTCAGGTGGGCGTGTTACCTCCCAAGCCTGCCACGCGGAATACGGTATGCGTGTCGACATGTACGGATCGTTACTCATAGACTCACCTCCTTCAGGTTCCTATGACGTACTCTTTTAATACAGCAGCCCAACGCCTCTCTATCCTTCGTAAAGTGTCGCGGTCTTCCACTTCCGCCTGAATTGATAGAGCCAATGCCTTGATTAGCTCTGGGTCGAACTTCTCGCTTCGCTGTCCCAGCCCGTATTTGGCAAGGAACTCTAGCGAAGAAAGCTTGTCTCTGTTGCTTGCATCCTCGGACGCCAGTATTGAAACAGCGACGTGCATCTGTTCGCCTACATGGCCGCGCATTCTCTTGCGCAGTTCTGCTGGTGGGGCCCCCGATGCGGGTCCCTCTCTCAATAAATAGCCACCCTGAGGCTGAGGCTCCAGCCAAGAACCGTCTCTTTTAAGTACAGCTCCCGGTCCCGGTATGAGTGGTATTTTCTCCAGCGCTGCCTTTTTCTTTTTTTTCTTAGGCAAACCTAACCCCTTCCTATGGGTCCTACTCTCGTGTAGACGCAGCCCCCCCATAATATGGTACCGGCTTGGGTCCCATGCGCATGCGGAGTACCCCCTTGGGGTACTCTTGAACCTGTTGCAAAGCAACAGGTTAACATAATAGATATTATACGCCAGTCCTTGAAAGCTGTAACTTGTTGCGTAGCAACAACTTGAGCCAGTTCTGCATCTTCATGCTCCAAGGTCTATGACCACAGGTCATAGTAATCATGCAGTTCTACTGCATGAAACATTTGAACCACCACAGCTTCAGCACCACGTCACAGCAGAGCTGTGGCCAGTAGATAGAATTATACGGTACGAAATCCACCATCGCAGAGCACGCAAGTACCACGCAAGCTGTGCTACAGCACAGTTATACGGTACTGCGTCACTCTGACCACATCAACCCCAGTCCGGTGAACAGCCTCGCTAACAGCAGAGCTGTTAGCCGTGCATGACGTGTGCATAGCCTGTGCATAACAGTTGCAACACAAGGCATACATGCGATCACACACGGCTTTGATCTTGACCTGATCCGTAGGATCAAAACCGTATCAACAAAACCCATACTGGACAAATTGCCCTCTGTGCTGTAGACTTTAGGCCGATGGTTTTGCAGTCGGTTCGACGAACTGACTTGCTAGCGAAGCCATGAGGTAGCGATTGGAACGCCTCTGTAAAAGGCCAGTCCGGCTTGATGGTGAGCCGAGGGAGCTAGTTTGGTGGTAACCACCAACTCGTCCGATTAAGGAGCACGCTCCAAGTGAGGTCAAGTCTCACTACCTGCCGGAAGGCGATAGCCTTCTGACATAGCTGACACTAAACGGAGTGTCAGGGCCACTGAGATCTTACAAGGTGGCTACGCCATGCCAAGCTTTGAGGAGCTGAATAAGGGGCGCTGTACCCCTCGGACATGGGAAGACAAAGTCTTTAAGGGCCTTCGCAAACTGGCCGAAGGCCACTTTGGAAGCTGAATACTTGGTCTTGACCTTGTATTCGGCCACTTAGTGGCCGTTCAGAGGCAGTTAAAGCTAGCCCAAGGCGGTGACGTCTGCATGCTGAGTCTGTTGACTCAGTTGGCACATGCTTAGGGACTTCGTAGAAGTCGAGCAGGGTTTTGGCTTCGGGGCAACTTGATTGCCACGAAGTGGCAAAAGAAAAGCGGTTCGACTCCGCTTCCCTGCTGTTGTAGTACAACAGCACCACCCACCACAGTTCAACCGGAGGTTGAAATGAACTCCTCTCTACGAGAAGTCTTAAACTCGTTCTGTCACCGGCAGTCTCATGCTGAGACTGTCCTGAACACTTCTACCGATGGTAGAAAACTGTTCTTTCATGGCAATTGTATTGCCATGCACACTGACCCTTCGGGTTGGGACCCTGCCATCAGGATTTCAGCTTGGGGTTGGCCTACGGCCACCACAGCGAAGAGGCTGACTCAGCTTCTTCGTGTCATGGGTGCTAACTCTGCAAGAGTTAGCCGCGTGAAGAAGAACAAACTGGCTCCTTGGAGCCAGAAGAAGAACGCCAAGCTCGTCCTAAAGGACGGTTGGGGCGAGACGTTGAATCTGCCGTACGTCATGCGGTGCGATCATATCTTGGATATGATCCACATGGATGACTGATCGGTACCACACACACCCTGTACTGGGTTCAAACCCAGTGCAGGGCATCTGCAGTACACCACCCACAATTTCAACCGGAGGTTGAAATCATGTTCTACCACATCATAACTATGATGGTGAACCTGTTTCACTGTCGCTGTTCTGCTTGTGTCCTACGGCAAAGCCGTAGACGGAAGGCAAAGATCCTCAAGCGTATCAGAAGGTCATACTAATGGCCTTCTGGACGTGGAAACCCTTTAGGGTTAGGGCAGGATCTTGGGTCATTCTTCTTGAAGAATGGGAAGAGGAGAATGGTACCTTCTATCCGCAGTCCAAGCTTCATTGGACTGGGGGTCTTAGTAAAACGGTAGCCTTTCAAGGCGTCGAAGACGCCGAGAAGGCTATTGAGGAGCTGAAGCGAAACTGGAAGTTTCGCACCGTGCATCCTCTTTATGAGGATGCTATATCAGACCACATGCTATTCTCAGAGGTCTGAGAATCACGCACGGTCTGACTGGGTCAAACTGGTCAGGCCGTTTGCAGTACAGCAGGACTGTTAGTTGTACCTCTGAACAAAGTGAAGAGGTACAACAACAGAACAAACAATCCACCACCAACCAAAGCGAGGTTCGACATGTCGAACACTAATGCATGTGCCTCTAGGATTCTCCTAGAGACGAACCGGAAGGCTTGCTACAGTCTCGAAAGGTCTTTCGAGAAGCATTTGAGCACAGCTCAAAGGCGAGTCATGGTGAGAAAGTTAGGTTTACCTAACGTCTCGCCAAGGACTTGGGGCAAGGATTCCTCTGGCACAGTAGACATGACGCTCAGAGCCAAAAGGCTCTGTGACGCTGTCTTGTACGTCAGAGACAACCTTTCGAGTCGCCAGATTGACCTTCGTGAAGGTCATCCTGACGAAGACTATCTTGTTTATACGATAGTCGACAACATAGCCTCTGCCGAAGGGGTTTACCCCTTCGAACTGAGTTATGCTGAACCGGAACCTACGGTT